GCGGGTGCTGCTTTGATGATGTCATCAGCGGTTTTGTACATTCCTGCAATGCTATTGATGTCCCCTGGTGGAGCGACAACTGCATACACAGAAAATGTAAGTTCATATATTGATTCGTTAATGACCCGCACATTTGGCGGATCAATAACAGCGATGCCTGGTCTGATGGCGCGTGAGTCAGCAGTCCACGTTACGCCACCAGCAGTAAGCAATGTGCCTAGATTCTGCAAACCATCCCAAATGAGCCCGCTCATCCAACTTGTGCCCTGTTCACTCCGAGAAGTTTTTTGACTTCTCCGTAGTTACCAGTTGAAGCATTGATGCTCATGTCCTGATAGGACTGAAAGCCGTCAACGGATCCTTTTTGGCGGTACAGCATCCCAGCCAGCAGAATAACACCTAGTTTTGCGTTGGTGCCGGGCGAAATGTTTGGGTGGTCATAATATCCCGCGCTAGCTCGCCAGACCCAGCTCTTGTCGTTTGCTGCATCCACACAGATTGTCAGATAGTCGAGGTCTGATCCTGCGGCTGTGAAGCCGAGGTAGTCCTCAACGTCTGCGATGGTTGCCCATGTCGTTTGCACGTGGACTTGTCCCCATACTTCTTGTGAAGCAATGGTGAAGTTTCCGTGGCTGTATTGGATTGTTTTGTTAGTGGCATTAACAGCAGTGATTTGCACATTAGTTGTGTTCCATGCCGATGTGGGCAAGCCGCCTACATCGACACGGGAACCAACAAGGATGCCGTTTACTTCTGAAAGGGTAAGCGTGAACACACCAGACGTTGCCACGATGTTAGTGATGTCTTTGTTGATCACTATCGGGAATGTTGGTGTGCTCACTGCTTACCGTTTCTTCAGTTAACTAGTGGGATCAGGCAAAGGCTGCGTTAGGGCCAAGAACGCGGATCATGTTGACATCGACAACATGTGCTGCGAAGTAGCCACGTACTGCAACTGTGACTGACAACGTGCCGGGGGTTTCATCGCGTAGGAAGCCCTTGTACTGCTCGTAAACCTCAACGCCACGGGTGTTGAGCAACCAGTAGTAGTCATCTGCGTCTTGATCGCCAATTGCTTGATCGGTGATCTGGTTGGAGACGACAAGGTTCAAGCCAAGTGGGTTGCCGTTCCATGCGGTCACACCGTCACGCAATGTGCCAATGTTGCTGATGGGTGATGCCTGTGGGAAGACTGCACGTCCGGTTGAATCGGTAAGACCACCGAGCGTTGCCCACATTTTTGGTGCTACAACAAGCGCATTTGGCAAGTAGTTGCCCGTTTCTGCGATTGCAGCTGCAGCCAAGTAAAGGTCGCGAACAAACTCTTCTTCGTCTGTCGTGGACGTGAGCACCACTTCTTGTGAGTTGGTGATCGCTGCGGCCATCTGATCGACAACGTACTTCTCCGTGGCAAGCGCGTACTGCCCTGCCATGTCGGTGATTGCCTGATCAAGCATCGATGGCGCTGACCAGTCAATGACCTGCTCTGACAGCACCAACTTGCCACCAAAAGTTTTTTTGGTGATCACGATGTCGTCAACTTCGAAGTCTGCGGTGGAAAGACCAGCAAGTTCGTTTGCTTGTGCGGCTGCTGAAGAGTGAACCTTTACGTAAGGACGGATAAAGGTTGCGCCTGATTCTGGCAATGCACGGGCTCCCAAAGCGTTAACGATTGGGCGCAATGGGTTGATGTTGTCGTACACAGGGGCCACGATTGGTGTTGGCACAACGCCTGCTGCATCGCTGACAAGCACATCGCCGGTTGCTGCAAACACTTGCTGGATGTTGTCGTTCAGCTGTGCAAAGTCATGACCACCACGGCGCATCGCAAGGATGTACTCACCGGCTGATGGCAAACGGTATGACTTTGGTGCTGCGTGCACCTTGGGGGTTTCGATGGTTGCAGGCTCCGCCGCTTCCACCTTTGATTCTTGATCCACTTCAGATTCTCCTTCTGGTTCTGTGGGTTCTTCGGGTTCGCTCGCGGCTACGCTTGCGACTTTTGCCTCTTGGAATGCTCCATAGGCGAGCAGTGAAAGCTCTCGCATCACCGCAGATTTCACAACCATCGTCCGGCCGTCATACTCAAAGTCTTCGACATCGAGGCCGACTGACACTGAATCCAAGACACCATCTGATGCCAGGACAAGTGCTTCATCACCGTCACGGGTTGCTGAGATTTTTGCTTCGAATAAGAGTGCGTCTTCGGAATCGATGAGCTCTGTTACTACGCCTAATGGGCGACTGAGGTCATGGTCACGAATAAACTTTGGTTTGCCTTCAGCGCGAATTGCGCCACGCTCAATGCGTACAGCGCCAGTCAATGCAACAGCGTCAACGCCGTATGGCACTGCCACGCCAGCGATGGTGCGGGTTTTTTCTTCACCTTCACCAGCCAGCACCGAAAACACATCGGCTTTAAGATCGATTTTCATTGTGTTACCTCTTGAGGTTGGTTAATGACTTCGCCTTCCATTTCCAGTTCAGAGAAGTCAAGTTTGCAGAAGCGACCACGGGGAAGGATGTCATCAGCTGACAATGTTTCGCCGATACACAGTGCAAGGGGTTTGCAGGCAAGCTCCCAAAGATCTTTGCGGGCCTGCTGAGCGTTTGCGTAGGTTTGTCCGCCACCTTCTGGTGCTCCCACAAGGTATGCAGGCACACCAATAGCGTTTGCTAGTTCAGTCATTTGATGACGGCGAGCCTCAACAAGTTGCAGTTTTGATGGATCCATCGAGGACTCATACCATTGCACAGCGTTATTCAAAGCCGCGACAGCACCATTTGTGGCTGATCGAGCGGTCTTCCATGCTTCTGCTAGGTCGCCTAGTTCATCGCCTGACATTGGTTCTGTACCGGGTGTTTGTTGTAGCCAGCCGGATGCGATCTCGAATGATGCAAAACGCTTTGCTGCAAGATCCATTTTTTCTGCAATTTCGATGGCTCGAAAGCCTGTCTGCAGTAAGCCCGGGTTGGGGTTGAGAAATTGGATGACGTGGCGGTTGTCGAGACGCACACCATTGAACATGACTTCTTTGGATTTACCGAACCACAACGGCCCAATTTGATCGGGAGTGGTGACATCTGCGACAGGCAACCACACCATCGCGGCGGGAAATCCGTTTTCGTATCGGCGGGTGATGTATGCAAAGGCACGGCCGTTCATTAACAGATCGGATGTGATGCGGGCCAGCCACCATTGACGGGTGTTGTCTGGGTCTGGTCGGCGCATCCAAGTCTCACCGGGAATCTGCATTTCTTCGTACATTTCGCCGTTCCATTGAACGCCATACTCAACAAGCGGCAGACTGCTGACAAGACTGACTATCTCGTCATGGGCACGTGAAATAACTGGCAAAGCCAATGCCCGTAAGGTATTTGTGGAAGTGTTGTATGTGGAATACTGGCCGATCCCAGCGACACCAATAGCAGCCTTTACGGGTGCATGTGTCGGGGCAGGCTCCGCACGTTTAAAGATTCCCATTCATTCTCATTATGACACAGGCATGTGTTAATGACAACTAGCGCGACACATAAACAGCAGCAGCTCTACGTTTTTGTGGTCGAGACACTATCGCGGCAGCGAACACCATTAATCGTGCCAGCGTAATTTCGCCGGGTGATCGTTTTGATGACAGCTGTAACGCGTTAGCGTGACGCACCGCGACAGCACGGTTTACGTGTTCTGCTAGTAGTTCTTCTCCGTGATGTGCTATCTGTGGCGGGTCTTGCTGAATCATCGAACGCACTAGCGATGTGTATTTCATAATCTCAGCGTGTCCCACTGTTGTTTTCCGCGATGGGTATTCCGCGACATGATGTTCAAGAGTGGGTGAGATTGCTAACAGCATTTTGCCGTCAGACATGATCTGGGCTACTTCGTCCTGCATTTTTTGGACTGTGTCCACAACGAAAACAGGGCAAACATGTACTAGCCCGGCTTCATCGATCTGTGCTTTCAGGCCGTAATACTGGGAATCTGTTGGTGTGGAATCCACCGCGATGACACCGCCAGCGGGCATAGGTGTCAAAACTTTGCAGGCTT